TCTACCCATTGAGAATCATTAAACCATTCTCTAGTATTTTTCATTAATGCTCTAATGGCATTATTTAAATTAGATGGTAACATTCCTTCCGCAGTAGAAATACCATTTAAATCTGTGTTGTTTGCTTGTGTTGTTGAGTAATCTTTTATTCCTGCCATTTAATCTCCTATGAACCAAGCATACGCTTTATTGTTCTCTTGGTTCTTTTCATTTACTAATGTGTTAATAGCTTCTTCAATTTGTCTTTGGAAGAACTCTTGAGTTTCAAAACTGTATCTAACATTATCTATATCACTTTTATCTGTCATCGCAACCCTCCTCTTGAGGCAACTAAATCAATTCCTTGAGCATCTTTCCAAACCCCACCACTAGGTATTTTTACATTAATTTTAACATATCTACCAGATTGTCTTACTGGATTAATACCTGATGTATTCATACTTGATACACTTGATATAGTTGGACTATCAGCAAGTTTGTCTTTTGTAGAAATTGTTACTGTAGCTTCCGCATCAACAATTGGTCTTACCCCTGTTATATTTGATCTTAGTCCAGGAAACAACTCTATTTCTGAAGTTTCTATTTCACCTTCATTTGCAGTACCTGAAAAAATAGCAGCTTTATAATCGCTATCAATAGCACCTAATAATAATTGTCCACCATTCCAAAAGTCAGTATCTAATGCAATATTAATATTATCTAAGTTTTCTGAAATAATATCCATTAATTCTACAGTATAAGCACCAACGAATTGTGAAAATATTGTACTAGCATTAGCTTCAGCAGTTGACCATTTTTGAGTTGCATAATTATAAATTAAAACTTTATCACAGATACCAGTTGTATTAGCTGTATCTGATGCACTTGGATATAACCATAAAGCTAATTGATTAAATGGATCAACAGCAGCACATATTCTATCACTAAATGCTTTGTTTAAATCTGTATCAAAAAATCTATTTACTTTTTCTGCACCGATTGAAATAACTTGGTCGCCATTGATTTCAAAGAATCCATCATCTGCATAAAAGAATACTCTACGATTATCTTGACAAACTGTACTTCCATAAACAGCTCCTCTATTTGGTGATATAACTGATAGTCTAAATACTGTTGCACCACCCACATAGTCCATACGAACTATTTGGTTTTGTCTAAAAATATATGAAATCTCTCCAGAAGTTATATGAGTTATTTGTCCACCTGATCCTGGTAGGTCTTGCAAGTCTGATTGTTTAGTACCACTTGCCCAAGTAGAAATATCATTAATTCCTGACCATTGTATTCTATTAGAATTATTTGTGTGATTACCAGTTACTAAAAAATCTCTAATAACTCCTGATACTTTAAAAGTTGGAACTGTACCTGATGTTGCAATTGAAGATAAATCTGCAAAGTTAGTTGATGTACCCATTAAATAGTATTGAGGTGCATCTACACCATTACTTGCAATTACATAATTTCCAAATTGAGTAAATGTCCAAAAGTCTGTATTGCCACCTGTTAAACTTCCTTTTCTTGAAGTAAATGTTCCACCATCTAATTGATATAAGTCTGTATTGGTTGCAACAAAATTAAATACAGTATTAGAGTTATCTCTAAAAGAACCTGCACCTCTACTATCTGTAGAAATATTATTTGTTGAATAATTAACTAATGAAGGAAATCGTTTGTAAGATTGTCTTGCAAAATACACATTGTTCGCAACATTCGCACCTGGATTAAGATGCTCTGGTTGATCTGGTAGCCATTCTCCAAAAGGTATTTGCATTTATTAACCTAAGTATTATTTGTTACAGAAATTCTTGAGCTATCAGTAAAGGCAGCTCCAACAGTTACATCTGATCTTTGTTGTAAAGGTGCATTTCCATATTGGTCTTCTCTGTCATTTCTCTCAAGTCTTTCTAGTGCAGTTTGATACATCTTCTCCCATTGACCTGCTTGGTTAGGTTCAATTCCACCTAAGAAATTAGCAGCATGATATAATGAACCATATAAATATATAGCTGGGTGATTTGATAAGATATAATTTGTAGTATTTGAGTCTGATAAAGGATCAAACTCTTTGTAATAATTTATTGTACCTGTGTATGAACTTGCAGGACTTGGTGCAAATCTAAAATTATCTCCAATGATTGTATAGGTACTTGGTTGTCCAGACATTGAACCCCCTTTGATTTGATCCATTTGAGCAGGGGTAATATAATTTAAAGCATATTTAGTTCCACCATTTACAATAAAGAAATCTCTTACTTGTAAAAATCCTGTAGGAAGTGCAACTGTTTCAGAATCAATTGTAAATGAACTGTCAGTTGTAATCATTTTTCTAATTCTTAATTTTGAATTAAAATCTTTTTCTGCAAGAACAATAAAATCACCAGATATTTCTGATGTTAAATCTGATCTATTTAACCAATTAGCGATTGATGTTTTTAAAGCTGAATAATTATTTAGTGCCATTATAATTTACCTTCTGCAGTTCTAAAGTATCTAAACTCACTTGAGTTTAATTTCTTTTTTAATATATTTTTTTGAACATCTTTTGGTAGTCCAAACCAGTTATTACTACCATTATATTCTTTTGCCCAAACTTGCAAAGCAATAGTTGGAATACTTGCTACTCTTTTCATATCCCTAGTTTTATTATACCCATCATTTAGGGTTAATAATCTTTTATTGTGTTGCAAGTGAGGTGTAATATTGACTTCTTCTTTGGTTACAATCTTACCTTCCATGTCATCTTTCATGTAGGTAGTTTTTTTTAAACCATCTATCTCAATATCTTTTTTCATCTGCCTTGACCTTTATATCTAGTTTGTTTCTTCTGTCGTTTCTCATTTTTGTTCTGAGATTTTTTGTGTTTACCAGGTCTTTTTTTTGGTTTAGGTCTTGGAACAAAATGCGTAAACTTTTGTTTAGCCATTCCTAGCTAGACATTTCAGTAACTGAAACTTCAGCAGTACCTATTACAGCAACTTTTTCACCAGGTGAAACTTTAAAAATTTCAGGTTGGTCAGCAGGTACAAAAATACTTGCAGATCCAGCAGTTGCAGAAGCTGTTGGTGATGCACCAAATAAAATATGAATATCAGCAGGTGTTGCTATTCTTACATATTCAGTTTGTGAACCAAATGCAGCTGATGCTACAGATGAACCAGAAGCTGTTAAACTTTGGTGTGTAGTAGGTTTTAAAGCATAATTCATAGCCATTATATTCTCCTTAAAATTAGGGGAGGGGGAAGTACCGGCTAGGCAAGATCCCCCTCAAATTAATATTATCTTCTTATTACAAAAGTGACAAGAAGTTTTGCAGTTCCAGTTGAACCACCATCTGTAATCATTTCGATAGTTCCACCTTCTTC